GGGAAGCGGCTTAAGATACCAAAAGTTGGTGCTGCTGCTTTGCTTGCTGGTACAGACAACGCTGCACTTGGAACGGTGACGGATCGGGGTTTGATCTGCATTGCTCCAGGCAAACGTGTTGTGTGCATTCCAGTTGAGCGTGTCAGCGCAAATTATTTCTGGTTGAACTGATGAATCGGAGACTGCTGCCTTACGAGTACCAGCTGATTGAAGCGTTGGGGGTAAGCAAGGAAGAGTATCTGGAGTTTGTTGCGCTCCAGCAAGAATATAAGGATCCAAAGGCTGGCACGGCGCTTGACGTTAGGAATGACTTTGGAACAGTTGCGCTTGTACTAACAATTGTTGGCACCTTGTTTCAGGTTGGAGCGGCACTACTAGCGCCTAAACCAAACATTCCTGATCTAGGTGCTGACAACAAGCGAAGGAATAGACAGCAACGTTTTGCGCCCTCTTCTGGTTTTAATAGCGCCCCAGAGCTTGCGTCCTACGGCGATCCAGTAAACCTTGTTTACACCAACAAAAAAGACAATCCAGAAGGAGGAGTCCGAGTTAGTGGCTCCTTGGTGTGGTCGTCAGTCGACAATTACGGCTCATCGCAATTCATGCAACTGCTGTTTGTTCTTGGTGCGGCGGAAATACTAAAACTTAGTCCCGAAAGAACCGCTTTTGGTTCTCTTTCTGTTGATCAGTTAGACCCAGCAACAACCTTCTTGTTTTATAAAAGCGCAGCCGGGGGTAAGAGCCCAGCCTTTGATGATCTCGAAAGAGGTGATCTTAGTTTTTATCCACAAGACTTGTTGCGTGGAAGAGGGCAAACAGTTTGCCAAGTTATTACGACTGCTAACCCAGGTGGAACGGCAGGATTTAGCCAAGCATATTCTCCTACAACTTCATCGGCTCTTGGCGTTTACGACCCTATTCCTGTCAACGTAGAGATGGTGACAAGGGATAGCGAAGGCGAAGAGCAAGATGCTCTTAACGGAATTGAACTGGAACAACTTGACTGGACAAGTACAAGCTTTCAATACAAAGAAGGCAGGGAAATCATAGTTAGATTTCAGGATAAAGATTACAAAGGCGGAATCTCGGATGGACAGTTTGCTGCCAACGCTGGCGATAAAGAGGCAGTTCCTTTAGCCGTTAATCTTCGCCGTCAATCAGTAAATGCTTTGGACTTTGGAAGCACTTATATGTTGGGATCTGCAAAATTTCGTTTAATTAGTTTTGGAGACTCTAAAGATATTGACAATGGTGACGTAAACGTAAGGTTTAGGTGCGTAGAGAGCGGCTTTTGCCCAACCGCTCCATACGATGAAGTGTCACCCATCCGAGAGGCAAGGGACGAAAAGAAAAAGCTAGAGAAGCATTTAAAGATAATAAAAAACGAGCCGGAGGAGGAAGAGGCAGTGCCTGATCCTCCTACTGTATTCGATAAAGATTTTGAAGAGTTGTCTGTTAGCGAAAAAGAGACAGAAAAAGAGTCAAATCAACGGCAATATATAAGGACAAGATTTGAGAATACTTATCAGCTAGGCAACTGCAAGGTTGATTATAATTTCAATAACAAACGTACAGCTAAATGGAAAAACGTACTTGACCAAAGGAACTCTGAAACAATTGACCCTGGGGGCTCAGTTGAATATACAAAAGAATTGGAACGTCAGTTCATGGAAGATCCGCCAACCATGAACGCTGCAAAAGTTTTAGCAGAGTTGAATAGTGATCGCAGAAAAGCGCAACAGGTGATTGATGAAGTTAATGCCGGAGATCATGATAAATCAGATATCTGGTTAAGTGTGATTACTATAAATGGTCAAAACAGAGGTTTAAGGTCCGGTATTATAGTAGCAATTAATAAAGATAAAGATAATGAGAAGCCAGGACATTTGGGCAAAATGCTTAGCGATTTAGATGAATTAAAGAATGATCTAAAAAATATTAAAGCAAGAGTAAATGAAGATCTGAGAAAGTCAAAAAGACTTAAGGCAAGTTCTTTCGACAATACTGGCGGCGATGCCACAGTAGTAAGAGTGCCAAGCTGGGCTGATCTAACGAACAATGATGGAGGCATTTCCTTAAAAAAGTCAGCCAAAAGACTTGAAAAAAAACTTTCTAAGGTAAAAGATGAAATTCAAAGTAGGCGCGAAGAACTCAAGGTCAAGGCTAGAAGGCCGGTAATTAGGCAACTGCGAAACACAACAGGCGAATTTGTAAGTCTTGCCCCAATTGATGATGGTGTAGGGAAAGTAAATCGATATGGCTTTGGCGGCCTTAAGCAAATGGAAGAACAGATAGATAATTTCCCAAGGGGTAAAAGGATTGTTGACGAAGACGCTGTAAATGCAATAGGAAGAGTATTTGACAAAATTCGAGCAGACAAAGCGCAAGCTAGACGCAGAATCAACCATTTCTTAGAAAACTGGGAAGACTGCATAGCTTCAGCTGACAACCATTTCTTCGTTAAAGCTTTAGTAAAAGCAGAATCAGCGGCATACGAAACGATGAGCGAAGTTGATCAAGTTAAGTTTTCAATTAAATCAAAACTGTTTAGACGAATATCTGGCCGCCAAAAAAAGTATGGGGAAACTCCGGCATCCAAAAAATATTCAAGAGGTGATAACGGCATACATGGACGCCAAGCCTTCTTTAGGTTTTCCTACAAGAAAGGGTCAGACAAGAGTTATACAGTACATCCAGTGCTTTTCTCTTTGCGCCAAGCTTCAGAGAGCGATGCGTACAACGATTTTAATTTTCTTGCTCCAAGCCGTGACAGGTATGCTTTTAAGCTTGAACCTGTCTATGACGTAAATTCCGAGATTAATTTAAACGGTCAAGGAACGTATGTAATTTTAAATAGCAATGAAAGGACAAGATCTACGCCAAACGGCGTTGATTCCGGGAAAGTGTGGTTCAAAGGCTCAGAAACACGCGATCTGAAAAAATTCCTTGAAGAGCGTGGCCCTAAGCTTGCAAATGAGTGGGACGTATTCTCGGTCAACACTGATACGCAGATTCAATTTAGCCTTGAAAATGGCCCCGAAATGTCGTTAACGGCTGTAACTGAACAGCAAACACAAAGTACAGGCGGAGTTTATAAAGACCTTTCAATGTTTGGATTAAGCATGTTTGCAGGTCGCAATGTTCAAGACTTGCGTAATGTGACCGCATTTGTGGAGGAAGGTAAAAAAAGTTATAAAGTTAACGATTTTGATAACCGATCTTCTGAAAGCACAAGCTATGCCCCTGACATTTTTGTGGACACTGTTCTCGATAAAGAGAACGGAATCGGCAAGTACGCGCCACCAGCTGTTTTAGATCAAGACAGTCTTAAGCTTGCCAAAAAATTCTGCCAGAATAATAGACTGCCTGCTCATCCTGAAGGTAGCGAAACAGTGGCAAGCGTTGGCTTGTTTATGGATTGTGTAATTGCCGATAATTCATCTTGGCGCGAGTTCTGGGTAAGCAATTCTCCTTTTAGCCTGCTTGAATTTGCAAGAAAAAATGGCAAGGAGACTTTGGTGCCCGTAGTGCCTGTAACGAGAAGCGGTAGAGCAGCCGAGACTGATGGCCGTCCTATTGCTTTAACCATTTCCGCACTGTTCACCACAGGTAATATTCTTGAAGACTCTTACAAGGAAGAGTTTTTAGATTATGGAGCAAGCACTCAAGACTTGATAGCAAGTGTTGTTTATAGAGAAGAATACGGAGAAACGGTTTTTCAACGCAAAAGAACAGTTCAGATTGAAAGAAAAAGAAAAATAACTAACTCAGCCAAAGCGATTAAAGAAACGTTTGACGCTAGTGGTTTTGTTACGAGCAGGCAGCAAGCAATTCTGTTTGGCAAGATGCTTGTTAATCAGCGTCAATTCATTAGGCGTGGCATTGAGTTCAAGACTTTTCCAACAAGCAATCCGATTGAGCCTGGAGCGTTTATTTACGTTGACATCGGCCTTAACAGCTGGGACAGAAGTTCCTCTGGGGTTATTGCTGATGGGGGCGCTTTAAACTCGCCATTGCAGGACAAAATTCCAGATGGAACTTACAGCTTTCTAATTTATGATCAAAGCGACAAGAAAGTGTCCACTAGAAATGCGGTAAGCGTTTCAGGAGGCGTTGCATCATCTCTTAGTAATAACGTTAAAGATCTATATGTGATGGGGGTCAAGTCAGGCCAGAAGCGTGTATTCCGTATCACGGAGGTAGAAATGGATCAGGATGGCGAAGTGACGGTGAGAGCTATCGAGTATCCCTGCGATGACGAGCAGCGTGCGCGTGTTGCGGACTTTAGGCCCGAGCTGTTTGATGTGAGCTAGTATGAAAGCAATGTTCTAAGCCCAGCGCAGCGATGGCCTTCTACACCGGACGCAGTGGCTCGCTGGTCTTCAACAACAAGCCTGTCGCTAAGATTCGCGACTGGTCCGTTGAGACCACGCTTGAGCTGCTCAGCACCAACACCATTGCCAGCACAAGTAATACTTTTACTCCTGGAGTTAAAGGCGCAACGGGCAGTGCGACTTTGATGTATTACCGACTCGAAGCAGGCGGCGAAAGCGCAAGTTTGACTGAGTTCACAGCATTGCTGTCAAAGATCCATAAAACCGGTTCTATCGAAACAAGCGACCGCGTGTTTATGGAGCTAAACGTTGGAACGGGAAGCTCAGATGACATCAAATTCAACGCTTACATCACATCTGCAAGCATTTCGGTTTCAACTGGTGAGTTAAGTGTCGTTCCAATTAATTTTACGATTGACGGCGACTTCTCTGAAACCATTAGCTAATGACGTTTTTCCTTGGCAGCCAAGGTAATGTCCGATTGCGCCGTGGAACGGACGTAGGTCTTGGTACTTTGCCGGAAATTATCGGCCTTGATGACATCAGCACAATCCTCAACCGCATTGGAACGACAAATGGCATAGAAAATCTTTTTACGGGAGACAAAATTAATATTGAGACAACTGATGCGCGTAAACTTCTGTTTATTCCAGTCTCCAACTGGTCTTCTGGAGCAGTAGAGGATACTTTTAGTGCTTATATAAATATAAACGCTGCAGGTGGATTGCGTTTATTCTCAACATTTGCGGATGCTGTCAATAATGCTAGGTCAAATGAGATTGCTCTTCAGTCTTTCACGGGCGACCCTATTGCGGTAACAATTGCTGTTAGAGACGTCAGCTCTAACATTCTGGGTGACGTTACGGGCTACGAATTTAATGCCAGTCGCGAGCAAGTTGACACAACAACGCTTTCGGACAAGTTTAAGAATCAATACAACGCTGGGCTGATCAGCGGCAGCGGACGTATTGAGTGCATTTTCAATAATGCGACGGATGGGACAAAAGAAACGTCGTTACTGATGTTGCAATTAATCCAAAGGTTGGACTTGGGCTGTGCCTTTGACCTGTTCCTTTACTTGGTTGATAGGGATTTAAACCCAGCAGAGCAGAGCGTTTTTTACTCTCTCACTGCTGTCGTAACCAATTCTGGCGTTTCAGTTGACCTAGACGACGCAATCAGATGCACCTTGGATTTTGTAACCACTGGCGAGCTAAAGCTTGTGGTTGGATCGCTGGTTGAGTACATCTTGAAAGAAGACGACGATCGAATCCGTCAAGAGCAGTCGCTTGATTACCTGTTGAAGGAAGTTACGGATTAAACTAAGCGCAAGTACCCCGGCATAAGGAGCTGAGCTTTGGCTGACCAAAGAATTACGCAGCTTAATGAGCTGTCCAAGGCTGGGGTCGCAGCAGTAGACGTTCTGCCTATTGCGGACATTAGCGGTTCCGAGACCAAGAAGGTTACTGTAAAAAACCTTGTTGACGCCGGTCTTGACCTGATCGATGTCAGCACCATTGATCTAAACAAGCTTGATCAAAGCAGTACGACAAAGCTAGGCACTGCGTCGATTGCTGATGATGCAATCACCTATGCCAAGGTCCAGAACGTTACGGCAACCGATCGTTTGCTGGGGCGTAGCACCGCAAATGCTGGAATTATTGAAGAGATTGTCTGTACCGCTGCAGGTCGGGCACTATTAGACGACTTAAGCGCTGCAGCACAACGAACAACGTTAGGTCTTGGCACAATTGCCTTGCTTAACGCTGATGGCGCAACCCTCACAAACCTGACCGTTACCAGTGGCACGATCACTGGCATCACAGACATCACCATTGCGGATGGTGGAACGGGAGCCAGTAATGCCGCCAGCGCACGGGTAAATCTTGGCGTAGCAATTGGGACAAATGTCCAGGCTTATGACGCTGGCCTGCAGTCAATTTCAGGATTAACGACTGCTGCAAACCAAGGCATTTACGCGACTGCATCTAATACGTATGCAGTCTTTTCGCTAACAGCAGCTGGTCGTGCGCTGCTTGATGATGCTGACGCTGCAGCTCAACGCACCACGCTTGGCCTTGGAACGTTAGCAACGCAGAGCGGAACGTTTGCTGGCACCCATTCGGGCACAAGTTCTGGCACTAATACGGGTGATCAAACGATCACGTTGACAGGAGCCGTTACTGGTACTGGTAAGGGCACATTTGCTACAACGCTTACTGCGGGAATTGTTGGGGCAACAAACATTGCTCCCGATTCGGTTACTTACGATAAGTTGCAGGACACAACTGCCACAGATGTTCTTTTAGGTCGCGCAACTACTGGTGCGGGAACAGTTGAGCAGATTAGTTGTACGGCAGCAGGTCGCGCATTGCTTGATGATGCCAACAGCGGAGCACAAAGAACAACACTTGGTCTTGGGACTTTATCAACACAAAGTGGCACGTTTACGGGCACACATAGCGGAACAACTTCTGGCAACAACACTGGCGACCAGACGATTACGTTGACTGGTGCGATTACAGGTGCTGGCACTGGATCCTTTGCAACAAGCCTTGCTTCAGGGATTGTCCAGAGCGTCAATATTGCATCAGATGCTGTTACTTATGAAAAGATCCAAGATACAACTAATACTGACGTAATTCTTGGTCGCAGCACTGCAGGCGGCGGTTTAATTGAAGAGATTGCTTGCACTGCTGCTGGTCGAGCTTTACTTAACGATGGGGCTGCCTCTGACCAACGCGCCACATTAGGTCTTGGAGATCTAGCTGTTGCTGATGGAACTTGGACAAATGGTTCAGTGTTTAGCGGAACGAGTAGCGGAACAAATACTGGCGATCAAACAATTACATTGACTGGGGCCGTAACAGGCAGCGGCACTGGATCGTTTGCAACAACGCTCGAAAATGGGATTGTCCTTGAGGCAAATCTTGGCACTAGCTCCGTAACAGCAGGCAAGCTCCACGCTGATTCAGTTACTGCAGCAAAGATTGGTGATCAGGCCACTTGCATTGTTAGTAATGCCACCCCTTCCGGGACAGGTGATTACACAGGCCAAGGTTGGTATAACACCAGTACAAGCATTGCGTATCGCTGGGACGGCACAGCCTGGTCACAAGTTGCTGGTATTCAGTCGATAACAGTTACGGAGTCAACTCCGTTTGCTGTTGTTGTTGCCAACCCAACTGCATTTACAACAAGTCTGTCACTGTCACTTGACACACAAGTCGCAGCAAGTGTATTTGCAGGCCCAGCTACTGGAGCGGATGCCGCACCAACATTCCGTAGCTTGCTGCCAACTGATTTGCCTGATGCAACATCATCTGCAAAAGGCATTATGCAGCCTGGAACAGGCTTAGCAGTCACAAGCGGAACGTTAAATCACAGCAATACCGTAACTGGGGCGACTGTTAATGGAATTACGTTTGACGCTCAAGGCCATGTCACAGCAGCAAGTGCGCTGGCTTATACAAATGTTCCTGATCTTGACGCTTCAAAAATAACAACAGGCGAGTTCTCCACTGACCGTATTGCTGACAATGCAATCACTGGAGGCAAGCTTGCTGATAGTTCTGTTACTGCATTTGGCGAATCACTGCCTACTGCTGCGTTCAAGGGCCAGCTGTTTTATAACCCGCTTGAAAAGAACTTCTTTGTCTGGGACGGCAACGTTTGGCAACCGCTTGGTATTTCAGCTGGTGCAATTATTCTTGCCGGTACTTATAACGCAACAACAAACCAAGTTTCAAGTGTTACCGGAGAAGGCGCTGCTTTAGGAATAAGTGTTGGAAATGCTTTGCCTTCTCCAAGTTCGGATAACTCAAATTATTATCTTGTTGTTGCCATTGGTGGTACGGGTACAGCGCCAGCACCTACGGTAACGCTTGCTCCACCTGACATTCTTTTATCAGACGGAACAAACTGGATTGAGATTGATGTTTCGTCTACTTATACGGCGCAAACGGCTAATAATGTTGCATTTTCACCTGCAGCAAGCCTTGGCAGTACGAACGTACAGCTAGCGCTTGAAGAAGTAAGCAACGAATGTCGCGTTGCGACCAACTTAACCAGCGGAATGCTGGCTGTAGCTCGTGGTGGTACTGGGATTGCTTCTTATGTAAAAGGCGATCTAATTGTTCCTACTGGTACGACCACGCTAGCCAAGCTTGGTGTTGGAACAAATGGTTATGTGCTCAGTGCCGATAGCAGTGAAGCAACCGGCCTTAAGTGGGTTGCAAAACAAGCAGGCACAGTTACCAGCGTTACGGGCACCGCTCCAATACAGGTTGCAACTGGAACGGTAACGCCTGCTATCTCAGTTGCTACTGGCACGACAAGTGCCGTTGGCGTTTTGCAGCTAACTGATGGCGTTGCAAGTTCTAGTACAACAACTGCTGCCACACCAAATGGCGTAAAGACAGCATATGACTTGGCTGCATTGGCATTGCCAAAAGCTGGCGGAGTCATTAGCGGCCAATTGCTGCTTAATGAAAATGCCTCGTTGGTATTTGAAGGTGCTAGCCCTGATGCGTTTGAAACAACTTTGGCGGTTGCCGATCCAACAGCAGATCGTGTCGTGACGTTGCCTAATTTGACTGGAACGGTTGCTTTGACCAGTCAGCTTGATGACGGTAATTACGGCTGAGTAAGATAGAGCCATAATTTCCGGCCTGGCAACAGGTATTAAGGATGGCTCTTCAGCACCTGCGTTCTGGCACAGCGAATAAGCGTCCTTTGCCAACCGCAATGTCGGATGGGCAGCTTGCTGTCAACACTAATCTTGCTAGCCCTGGTCTGTTCTTTAAGGACGGCAATGGTGATCTAGTCAAGGTTGGCCCAGTTCATATTGGTTCAGCTGCACCTAATGTTTCGCCAGCTAGTACGGCGGCAACAGCGTTGGTTGCCAATACGATCTATAAGGTCTTGACGGTTGGAACGTCAGATTTTACGGCTGTTGGTGCGGGCTCAAATGCGGTCGGCGTTGTCTTTACGGCAAGTGGTACAACAACTGGTACAGGCACGGTTAGTGGCGAACAGGGCAATGAAAAAGGAGAGATGTGGCTTGATAACACAGGCGGGGCATACGACCTAAAGATTTACGACGGCACTGCATGGCGAAGTCAAGCCGGTGAATTTGTGAATGCCACTGGCGACACAATGACCGGCAATTTAATTTTTAATAATGCAAATGTTGTCTTTGAAGGTTCAGCAGCTGATGATCACGAAACTACGCTGACGGTTGTAAACCCAACAGCAGACCGCACGATCACGCTGCCAAATGTTACTGGAACGGTAGTAACGACAGGTGACACCGGCACTGTTACTAGCACGATGATCACTGACGGCACGATCGTCAATGCTGATGTTAACGCTAGTGCGGCTATTGCTGGCACAAAAGTTAGTCCTAATTTCGGCAGTCAGGCCATTACAACGACTGGAATTATTAACGCAAATGGCAAAGTTAGTTTTCCGCTAGGCAGTGCGACCGCACCAAGTTTGTTACCTGGGTCTGACGCAAACACTGGAATATTTTCACCTGGCGCGGATCAAATAGCAATTGCAACTAATGGAGAACAGCGTGTCTCTATTGGTGCATCTGGTCAAGTCTTGATTGGGGCTGATACGACTTTAAGTGGAGCAGCTCAGCGCCAGCTTATGCTTGTAACTCAAGGGGGTGGGCAGCTGGCTCTTGCCCGTAATGACTCATCAACTAGCGCTGGCAATCATATTGGCGAATTAGTATTTTTTGGCAAAGGTGGTGGTGCGTATGAAAGGTGTGGTCGCATTGCTGTTGAAGCTGATCTCGATCATGCGTCCGGCGACAAGCCAAGCCGCATGGTTTTTGAAACTACAGGGGATGGAGACGGCAACCCAACAGTACGGATGAATATTGATAGTTCGGGTCGCGTCGGCATCGGAGGAACACCAGCAGCCGGTACTCTTTTGCACGTCACTGGTTCAGGCGGTGCTGTTCAAATTAATAACGTGGGCGATACAATTACTTTCACAAAAGGGGGTGATAATACAATCACTTCTCCTGCAGCAAATTCCAACTTAAAATATATAGCTCACAGTTCAGGCACTCATTACTTCTCTGGTAGTCGCGTAGAAATAGTAGGCCCTACAGATTTATATGTAAGCAACGGGTCTAACACCGCTGACGGTGTACTTATACAACCGACAGTATCAACATTTTTTGGTGATACAATTATGCAAGCTAGCGGTATTTACACAAGGAATAATTCTACTATTAGTTCTGTTGCAGGCATGTTTGTTGGAGGTGTTAAGGGGATTACAGATTCTGCAATCAAAACCTCTCTGTTGCCAAATGGACGTATTGACGCAGGTGGGCTAACTGTTGATTTAAACCTAACTCCTGCTTCAGGAACAAGTGTAGAGCTTTTTTACGGTGGTAGCGGAGGGGTAATTCAAGCATACGATCGTGATAATAGTAATTTAGAACCACTCCAAGTAAGAGGAAGCACTTGGGCCATCGAACACAGTGGAACCGCCACATTTGGGTCAGGCTATAAAGTTGGCATTAGACCTTTTGATGGAGATTCTGCCGACCAGCTTTTTGTTGATAAAGCTAACGGAACACGGACGTTTTCTGTACTTGGAAGTGGATCCGCCACATTTAAGGGCCAGGTAAAATGTCAAGACGCCTCCGGGAACGCTCAGTTAGTTATTGGTACTCTTAATAGTGCAATTTATGCCACCGACTCAATCTTTTTGCAACCAGGTGGCACTACTTCAGCCACATTTGCAAGCAATGGATCCGTCACATTTGTGGGTGGAATTGAAACCCAGTCATTCTTGAGTGTTAAAACAGATACTGCCAACGCAAATTACAACGTCCTGGGTGTTACCTGGAATGGTGGCTCAGGAAGCACTTATACGTCTAGAGCCGAAATATCAGCATCAGGAGCCGCCACATTTAAGGGCCAGGTTAACTGCTCGTCTGATGGGAATAATGTCGCGAGTCTTGTAAGTAATGGCTATGTTCAATCAGACCGAACAGCTGGAACTTCTAGTGTATTTGAAGGTCAACTAAATGGGACATCTAAGGTCAGTATTATCGCATCAGGAGCCGCCACATTTGCTGATCGTGTGGATGCAGGTGCTCTTACCGTAGATTCAAACTTAACTCCTACATCAGGCACGAGTATTGAACATTTCTACAGCCCTAATGGCGGAATAATTCAAGCGTATGACCGTACTAATGGCAATTTAGAACCACTCCAAGTAAGAGGAAGCACTTGGGCTCTCGCATTAGATGGCAGCGCCTCATTTGCTGGTGGTGAGGTTACGATAAACGCTGCTGGCAATGCAGCTGGTAAATTTAACATTGACTCCACTCCGGACGGTGGTAACTCCGCTTGGGGACTATCAGTTAAAAATAACGATGGTAGATCCGGCAGGCCTACGCTTAAACTTCGAAACGTAGGTGGTGGCAATGCTGTTGAGATTGCAAACTCAGGTGATACCGCAGTTACGACTGTAATCACAACGGCAGGAGCCGCCGCATTTTCTGGCACCGTCTCAGCGCAAGGCTCAGTCCTTACCTCTGATCAACGCTTTAAAGAAAACATTACTGATGCAAAATCACAGCTTGCTGATGTAACGGCTCTGGGTAATAAACTGCGTAACTGGGATTGGACTGCTGACGCTCCAGTCGCTGATAAAGACACACGTTTCCTTGGTCTTGTTGCACAAGAAGCCGAAACAATCTGCCCTGGCATTGTCACTACAATTGCACGTACAAAAGATGGCGATGAACTAACCCCTGAGGTTGTTGTTCCTGCTGTTTATGAAACAAAAACAGTTCCAGCTGTACTTGATGACGAAGGCGAAGTTGTAGAAGCAGAAACGACTGAACAAGTTCTTGTCACTGAAGAGCAAATTACTCCAGCCACTTACGAACAACTAGACGATTCCTACAAAGGAATTAAGAACGATATTCTAATTATGAAACTGCTTGGTGCAGTTGCTGAACTTTCAGCCAAAGT